AGATGTTCATGAAGCGTGAGAACATTGCTGAACGTGGTATCTGGACTGCGAAGAAGCGATATATTCTCAACGTATGGGACAGTGAAGGTGTTCGTTATGAAGAACCTAAACTGAAGATGATGGGTATCGAAGCAGTGAAGTCATCAACTCCTGCTCCTTGTCGGACCATGATTAAAGATGGTCTGAAACTGATGATGAACGGCACGGAAGAAGAAGTTATTGACTTCATCGACAAGTGTCGAGTTAAGTTCAAAGAACTTCCTCCTGAAGAGATTGCTTTCCCTCGTTCTGTATCTGATGTTGTGAAGTATCGTTCTCATGCTGATATCTACGCAAAGGGAACTCCCATCCATTGTCGGGGTGCTCTCCTTTATAATCACTATTTGAAGGAGAAGAAACTGACCAATAAATATTCACTTATTAATAACGGTGAGAAGATCAAGTTCCTTTACTTGAAGAAACCGAATATTATTCAAGAGAATGTTATCTCATTCATCCAAGACTTTCCACATGAACTTGGACTTGACAAGTACATCGACTATGACCTACAATTTGAAAAGAGTTTTGTCGAACCACTCAAGTCCATTCTTGATGCGATTGGATGGAATGTTGAAAAAACTGTAAACCTTGAACTCTTTTTTGGGTAATGGACTTTCTAAAAGAAATTGTAAAAGAGATTGGTGATGACTACACCAAACTTGCAGCGGACATTGATGATGCTGAGAAATATGTTGACACAGGTTCGTACATTTTTAACGCACTTGTTTCTGGCAGTATTTTTGGCGGTGTATCTGGCAATAAGATTACTGCCATTGCTGGTGAGTCTTCTACTGGCAAGACTTTCTTTTCTCTCGCTGTCGTTAAAAATTTCCTTGACAGTAATCCTGACGGTTATTGTCTGTACTTTGATACTGAGGCTGCAGTTAATAAGTCTCTTCTCGCAAGTCGTGGACTACCTCTCGACCGTGTGGTAGTGGTCAATGTTGTAACTGTTGAAGAGTTCCGTAGTAAGGCACTCAAAGCAGTTGACCTATACCTAAAAAAACCTGAAGATGAACGCAAACCAGTGATGTTTGTGCTAGACTCTTTGGGGATGCTTTCAACTGAGAAAGAGATTACTGACGCTCTCAACGACAAACAAGTTCGGGATATGACCAAATCCCAACTCATCAAAGGTGCGTTCCGTATGCTCACACTCAAGTTGGGTCAAGCAAACATCCCAATGATTGTTACTAACCACACTTACGATGTCATCGGTGCATACGTTCCAACCAAAGAGATGGGTGGCGGCTCTGGTCTTAAATATGCGGCGTCCACAATTATTCACCTTAGTAAGAAAAAGGAGAAGGATGGAACAGAAATCGTTGGAAACCTTATCAAGGCAAAGACTGCTAAGTCGCGTTTAAGCAAGGAGAATCAAGATGTTACGGTGCGCCTTTATTACGATGAGCGTGGTCTTGATCGATATTATGGTCTTCTTGAACTGGGCGAACTCGGTGGGTTGTGGAAGAATGTTGCTGGTAGATATGAAATAGATGGGAAGAAGGTATATGCGAAAGCAATCCTTAAAGACCCTGATACTTATTTCACCCCTGAGGTGATGGATAAACTGGACACCATTGCAAAAGAAAATTACTCCTATGGAACGAATTGAGACAACTATTCTACGAAATCTTGTTTTCAATGAAGAGTATTCTCGGAAAGTAATTCCATTCATTCAACCTGACTATTTTGAGCAACGCTCTGATAAGGTTATCTTTGAAGAGATTGCTTCATTCATTGTGAAATATGGTTCTGCCATTTCGACAGAAGCATTGTGTATTGAGATTGAGAATAGAACTGATCTCAATGAAAATGAAGTCAAGGAAACTAGAGACTTGACTTCTGATCTTACTGATGCTCCTGTTGATCATCAGTGGTTACTTGATACTACTGAGAAGTGGTGTCGAGACCGTGCCATCTATCTGGCACTTATGGAATCTATCGGCATTGCTGATGGAGGAAGTAAGGAAAAAGGTAGGGATGCTATTCCTAGCATTCTTTCTGATGCCCTAGCGGTATCATTTGATAATAATATCGGACACGACTACTTACTTAACTACGAAGAAAGATATGAGTTCTACCACAAGAAGGAAGACAAGATCCCGTTTGATCTCGAATACTTTAACAAAGTCACGAAAGGTGGGCTCCCTAACAAAACTCTTAACATCGCGCTTGCTGGTACAGGCGTCGGCAAGTCTCTATTCATGTGCCATGTGGCTAGCTCCGTCTTGCTCCAAGGACGGAACGTTCTGTACATTACAATGGAAATGGCAGAAGAGAAGATTGCTGAACGAATTGACGCAAACTTATTGAATGTCCCTATTCAAGACTTGACAGACCTTCCTAAGGGAATGTTTGAAAACAAAGTCACAAGTCTTGCTAAGAAAACGCAGGGCACTCTTATAATTAAAGAGTATCCTACTGCAAGTGCACACAGTGGACACTTTAAGGCACTTCTTAATGAACTTGCACTTAAGAAGTCATTTAGACCTGATATTATTTTCATTGATTACCTTAATATATGTGCTTCCAGCAGATATAAGTCAGGCGTTTCTGTCAATTCATATAGCTATATTAAGGCTATTGCAGAGGAGCTTAGAGGGTTGGCTGTCGAAGCCGAGGTCCCTATCGTATCTGCCACCCAGACCACTCGTTCTGGTTATGGTAGCTCTGACGTTGACATTACTGACACTAGTGAGTCCTTTGGTCTCCCTGCTACTGCTGATCTTATGTTTGCCCTTATTAGCACTGAGGAACTTGAACAACTTGGTCAGATAATGGTAAAGCAGTTGAAAAACCGATACAATGATCCGACTATCTACAAGAGGTTTATTGTTGGTATTGATCGTGCCAAGATGCGTCTGTATGATTGTGAACAGACAGCACAAGAGAACATACTTGACTCTGGACAAGAAGAAGAGTATAATCCTGAGGAGGATAAACCTAAAAAATCATTCGAAGGATTTAAATTCTAATGGCAAAGCATGTTGATTTTGAACGATATCAGAAGTTTGTGGATGCGGTGACATCTGATGCTTCTACTGATTTCGTTGCCCTTTCTGACCGTTTGGTTGAACTGGATGAGAAAGGTGCAAATATTGAACGTCTTCTGACTGCTGGTGTTGGTCTAAACGCCGAAGGTGGTGAGTTCCTTGAGATCATCAAGAAGATGATCTTCCAAGGTAAACCCTGGAACGAAGACAACAAAGAACACCTTATTATTGAACTTGGAGATTTGATGTGGTATGCCGCTCAAGCGTGCATGGCACTTGGAGTTTCTTTTGATGAGGTAGTTGCCACTAACGTGAAGAAACTTGAGAAGCGTTATCCAGGTGGTCAGTTTGACGTATACTATTCTGAAAATCGTGAGGTTGGTGACCGATGAAAACTGTTACCATTACGATGGATGCTCGCCAAGCGGCAGCAGTCCGTCAAGCACTATTCACTGACACTAAAGTCTATACATACGATCCTAAGTCAGTTCCTGAACGTGTTGTTGATATCCGTAATGTCATCTTAGATATTGACGAACAACTTGAAAAAGAAGAAGTTGAATGTCAAGATGATTGTCCTCCAGGAACTATCTACATCAATGGGGAATGTGCTGAACTTGGTGGATAAATAATAAAAGATCGTGGGGTTTGAATTTCAGACCCCTTTTACTTTATGAGCGATTATATAAGTCAACTCATCAAAGACTATAAGGGAACGGAGTATAGAGACTTCGTTGCCTATGTTTATGGCACGTTGACTAAGAAATCTCATGGATGTAGGGGTAAGTCAAAGGATAAATATATAAAGATACGAGACGACGTTCTTCGGTATATTGCTACTAATAAGAACGTGATTAGTTCAGAATTAAAGAAATAATGAAAACCTTTTCTGCTTTGAAGAACAATGCCGAGTTCCAGGCGGCAAGACTGGGACTTGTAAGAGGCGATAGAAAAAATGGAAATGGGGGTAGCTGGTACGATAGAAAGACTGGTGAGTTTGTTGCTAAAACTGTCGGTGGTAGTTTAGAGTTTTATAATAAAGGTCAGAGAATAGGAAAGAGAGACCGACCTCAAACTCCACATGAGAAAAAACTCTCTCATACCACATATGCTCCTATCAAATCATCATTTGATTTTGGAACTGCTGGATATGAAAGAGAGTTGAGAGAGAAGTACATCAACGAAGAAATCTTTGCCGTTGGTGATATGATTAGATGTATTGAGAGTAACCAAGAAGGTGAAATCATGCGTCGTGGTGCCAACTATCTCATTTGTGTAACTGATGATGATGAGATGTTCAAACCCTGGATTAAAAATGTTTTTGAGAAGGTTGTAAATTATCCTGGACCTTCTGGTGTTCCTGCCGACCAAAGACTTGTAGGCACCGATGCTCACCTTCAATATGTCGCTCGTCTTACAGGATACAAATTCATAAATAAATATAGGAAAAAAGTAAGCTAGTAACATCTTCCAATGACTATTAATATTTCTGAGGAACTTCCAGCAAGAAAGAATGCGCCTGCTGTTGCAGCGAAATCTTCTGCTAAGAAGGGAGACGCGAAAGGTGGAACACCTCAAGAGAATTCTGCTAAGAGAATTCGTCAAGCGGTTTATGACATTCGCTATCGTGCCAGAAGGGAAGATATTGATCTCAGAAAAGCATATTCTGAGTATATGGCAAATAGCAATCTGAGTCCTCAGGAAAAGACTGCTGTCAGAGAGAAACTGTTTGGCAAGCAGGGTGGTGTATCAGAGCAGTACATGGTCACCAGTGTTGACTGGGCAGAAAAGAACTTTGCTGATGCATATCACAAAGTTTTTGTAGAGGGTATTAAAAAGGAAGAACCTGCTATTGAACTTGTCTATGAGCAAGAACTTGCTGAAGAACCAGAGAGAAAGTATAAGGTAAGAGTATTTGATCCTAAGAGTGAGAAGTCTTATGTTAGATTTGCCACTCGTGAAAAGATTTCTAAACTGAGAGCAAAGGGTCTCAAAGTTGAGATGACCGAGCACGGTGAAGCATACGAGGGTGAGAGGAAGAAAGGTGAACAGACTGCCGCGGCCATGGGTGGTGGTGAGAAGAAGAAAGAAGTAAAAGAAGCAAAACTTGATCCCGTTGGTAAAGAAGATGGTGATGTCAACAACGATGGTAAAGAGGATGACACCGACGACTATCTGATGAACCGCCGCAAAAAAGTTGGTGAGGCAATCAAGAAGGCAAAGAAAGGTAAAAAAGTAGATGAAGCTTTCCTTGCCGATGGTGCAACTGGAACTACCAGCACCGAAGGTCAGAACGCCAGAGAAATTGATGTTCTCCCAGAGAAAGTTGCCAAGAAACTTCAGCAGGTAACCGTAATGCCACAGGATAGTACTAATCCTCAGGTTGGTAAAGCACCTCTGATGATGAGTCAAGAGATGGAAGGTGAGCAACTCACTGAGGAAGAAGAGGATAGACGTGAAAGATATGCTTTCATGAACGTTGCCAGAAACCTCGTTAGAGCAAAGACTGGTGCCAAGCGTCCTATCGCCATGGATCCTGAAGGAACCTATAAGAAGGCAAAGGAAGACCTTGCCAAGATGGTAAATTCTGACAATCCTGATAAGGATAAGGAAGAGACCCCTTGCGAAGAAAAGCAACTGTCAATGGCAGACACTTTCCTGTCTATCGCTAATGCTCCAAAAGAAGATACAGAGCAACTTGACGAGTTCCTTGGACCTCAGGCAGCAAAAAATGTTGATGCTCTTCTGAAACGTGGACAGAAAGTTTTGGATAAACTGGGTGTTCCAATCAATAGAACTCCAAGAGGCACTGCAACAAAAGCGGATCAAGATAAAAAGATTGAAAAGAATGTGAAATAATAGTTAACTTGCTATATAGAGTAACGTATGCTCTAAGGCAATGTTAGCATTTCTCCTTCCGCTCGCAGCAAAAATCATCAAAGATGCTGTCGCAAAGATTCCTGAAAACGAAGAACTCGGTGAAAAGATGGTTGAGATCTGTCTTGTTATCTTGGGTAAAGCGGTTAAGCTGACTAAGACTGACATGGACGATCAACTTCTTGAGGTTGTCACTAAGGCAATCGCAGCGAGAGAAGCTGAATAATTTTATAAATATCAATATACGAATTACATAGGTAAGGAAACATGGCTCTTTGGGGCAAAGAAGATCTTGTTGGAAACAAAGGCACGGTCGCCATCAACTTAAGCACTGGTGTCGTTACTGGTTCTGGTACAACCTTCTCTACTAGTGGTTATGCCGCAGAGCAAGGCGATGTGATTGTAGTCGGTGCTGGCGCTACTTACGGTAGAGCAATTGTTCAATCCGTTGCAAGCAATACATCTCTGACTCTGGCACATGTAGACAACATCATCAAAGATGGTGCTACTGCTAACGTTGTTGGTGGAACTTCCTACTTCATCACCAGATCTCCAATCAGTGCTATCACTGATAATCAATATGGTGCACCTGACGTTAAGTCAAACAGATTCTCTGGTGTATTCGGTGTAGATACAACTGAGCAAGGTGTCGCTAGAGCGGCAACTGGTTCTAAGTATGCTGCCCCTCACGCTGGTTGGGTTGGAGTTACTACATATGTTGATACTCACGGTACTCTCAGAGTTAAGACTGAGACCTTAGTTGCCATGAGCGAAATTACTGATGCTGCTGGCGGTAGAGACGCTGAGGATGCCATCTATCCCGATAGCTGATAACATGGGTTAATATATGAGATTTGATGAATTGAATGAGAGCAATTATTTGCTCTTTGCTATAAAATTCTACGATAACCCACAGTCAGTTACACGAGACGACTTTGAGTCGGATTTGAAGCGTATCAGATATGTCAAGCGTTTGTTGAAGAGATATAAGAATAACGGTGAACTCAAAGTTCACCTTATTCTCAATCACCTTATTATATTATTCAATGTGTTTAATGATGCAGCGGTCCCCTTGTTGTTTTACAATTTGGATGAGGACCTTTGGCCATCTATCAAGAGTTTCCTGATGTTCTTGAATAGGTTGCCTGAATACCCAAGAACATCCATTAGTGATATAGAACCGGATTACAACTGTTTAGCAGAACTCAAAAATCTATGAACATAGATAGGATAATTGAATATATCCGCGATGCTAAGTTGTCAGAAGAGATGATGACTACAGGTTCTACTGCAGGAAAACCAGGGTTTAGCGGTTCTGCTGATGCTGAGGGTCCTGTAGCAGGTTATGATAAACCATTAGGTAAAAAGAAAAAGGAACCTTGGAATAAAGGTAAAAAATATCTAAAAGGACCTGGTAGAAAGACTTGGATGTAAAATGTTTTCAGATTCAAAAGTTGCTCAGTTAGAAACGAAGTTAGATATCTACGAGGAACTTTCCAGAGAGATGCTGGCAAAGTTAGAAACCGCTGTTGATAAGATATCCGAAGGTAATACAAGAATTGCACAAATCCTTGCGAAGCATGATGAAAGGATTGAGCAAAGTATCAAGAGTGATGAACTCATTATCAAGATGATTGATGAGATCAAAGATAATGAAGAGAAAAACCATAGAATTATTCATGGTAGGATTGATAAGATACAGGATGAGATCAAATCATTCTCTAAGTTTAGATGGCAGATTGGTGGTGTTCTGATTGTAGGAGCACTTCTGATTGGTGCAGGTAGCAGATTGGCACCTATTTTCTTGACGCCCGAACCACAGCAGGTTATAATACAGGGACAGAAGTGACCTGTTGTAATGGATCTGATTGATTCCAAGTATATTGGATTAGTTTCGTCACGTCTACAGAAGTTCAAGAGGGTCAAGAGTGACCTTTACAACTTTCGTTGTCCTATCTGTGGCGACTCTCAAAAACATAAAAACAAGGCACGGGGATATATCTACCAGGTCAAGAATAACAGCAACTTCAAGTGCCATAACTGTGGTGCTAGTATGTCTTTGAATAATTTTTTGAAGACGATAGATACTACGCTCCATAAGCAGTACACGCTTGAGAAGTTCAAGGAAGGACATACTGGTAGAAACTTTGTTGCTGAAGAACCCACGTTCACTTTTAAGAAACCAGTATTCAAATCAAAGTTGGATTTGCCCAAAGCATCTGAAGATCCTGATGCCAAAAGATATTTGGAGAAACGTAAACTAAATCCAGAAAAGTTTTATTTCACTGACAGTTTCAAACGGTGGACAAACACCAAAAAACATACCTTTGACACTATCGGTAGGGATGAACCGCGTATTATTATACCAATGTATAATCAAGACAAGGATCTCATCGGTTTTCAGGGTAGAAGTCTAATTCCTAACTCTGTTAAATATATCACCGTGATGTTAGAGGACGAAGCACCGAAGATTTATGGACTTGACACAATCGATGAAAAACTACCAGTCTATGTGGTTGAAGGACCCTTTGACAGCACTTTCGTCAACAATAGTGTGGCTCTGTGTGGTAGTGACGGTGACTTGGGTTATTTTAAGGGAAGCGACACGATTCTTGTTTATGATAACGAGCCCCGCAATAGAGAAATTGTCAATAGAATTGGGAAATGTATTGACAGAGGTGAGAAAGTCGTCATCTGGCCAAGCGGGATAGAAGAGAAAGATATCAACGACATGGTTCTCTCTGGACATGACGTTATGTCTATGATAAAATTAAATACATATTCTGGTTTAGAAGCAAAAGTTAAATTTAACAGTTGGAAAAAAGTATGAGCAACGGCACCAAAGTTGTAAAGAGAAACGGCAACACGGAACCTCTTGATTTGAACAAACTCCACGTCATGGTGGAGCAAGCATGTAAAGACCTGGCAGGTGTCTCTGCCTCTCAGGTTGAGATTCAATCTGGCATTCAGTTTTATGATGGCATCACCACGGATGAGATCCAAGAGATTCTTATCCGCTCTGCCAGTGATTTAATTGACCTTGACCATCCCAACTATCAGTTCGTAGCAGCGCGTCTGCTGCTGTTTGCGCTCCGCAAGCAACTGTATGGTCGTATGCACGAGTTCCCCACCATCAAGGCGCACGTAGAGCGTTGTGTGGAGAAGGGTGTCTATGATCCTGAAATTCTCAATCTCTACTCTGATGAAGAGTTTGAAAAACTTGAGTCTTTCATTGATCATGATCGTGATATGCTTTTCACCTACGCTGGTCTGCGCCAGGTGGTTGACAAGTATTTGGTTCAAGATCGCAGCACTGGGGCACAGTATGAGACCCCTCAGTTCATGTATCTTTTGATTGCTGCAACTATATTTTCTAAGTATCCAAAATCTACACGTCTCGATTACGTAAAGAAGTACTATGACGCAATCTCCAGACACAAAATCAACATTCCCACACCTATCATGGCAGGAGTGCGAACTCCACTTCGACAATACGCTAGCTGTGTTCTTGTTGATGTTGATGACTCCCTCGATAGTATCTTTACTAGCGATATGGCTATTGGCAGATACGTTGCACAAAGGGCGGGAATCGGCATCAACGCGGGTCGCATCCGTGGCATCAACGCTAAAATCAGAGGCGGAGAAGTACAACACACAGGCGTCGTCCCATTTCTCAAAAAGTTTGAGGCAACTGTCCGATGCTGTACTCAAAACGGCATCAGAGGTGGAAGCGCGACAGTCCATTTTCCCATTTGGCACCAAGAAATAGAGGATATCATTGTACTTAAAAACAATAAAGGGACAGAAGATAACCGTGTCCGAAAGTTGGACTACAGCATCCAGATCTCTAAACTGTTCTACGAACGTTTTATCAAGAATGAAGAAATCAGTCTCTTCAGCCCTCACGATGTGCCAGGTTTGTATGATGCTTTTGGCACTGAATCGTTTGATGATCTCTATACAAGTTATGAATCTGATGGATCTGTTCCGCGTAAAACTATCGGCGCTCAAGAACTCTTCCTTGACATCCTGAAGGAACGTGCTGAGACTGGTCGTCTCTACATCATGAACATTGACCACTGTAACTCTCACTCTTCGTTCTTGGACAAGGTTGAAATGAGTAATCTCTGTCAGGAGATCACTCTACCCACCAAACCTCTTGAGCATATTGACGATCCAAATGGTGAGATTGCTCTTTGTATTCTGAGTGCTGTCAATGTTGGTAAGATTCGTGACCTTGATGACCTGAAAGTTCTCTGTGATCTTGCTGTTCGTTCCTTGGACGAATTGATTGACTTCCAGAACTACCCCATCAACGCTGCTGAGATTGCCACAAAGGCACGTAGATCGCTTGGAATTGGGTTCATTGGTCTAGCACACTATCTCGCCAAGAACGGGCACGATTACAATGATCCTGAGGCATGGCAACTGGTTCACAACCTCACTGAAGCCTTCCAATATTACTTGATTTCTGCTACAGTGGACCTTGCCGAAGAGAAAGGAGCATGTGAGTATAGTGGCCGAACAAAGTACGGCAATGGAATTCTTCCGATTGATACATATAAACATGACGTGGATGAAATAGTTCCGAATGAGCTTCACTATGATTGGGAGGATCTTAGACTTCGGGTCAAAAAGCACGGAGTACGGAACTCAACATTGTCTGCTCAGATGCCATCGGAGAGCAGTTCCGTTGTGTCAAACGCAACAAATGGAATCGAACCACCTAGAGGATATCTGTCCATTAAGAAGAGCAAAAAGGGACCACTCAAACAGATTGTTCCTCAATATGCAACTCTTAAAAACAATTATACGCTTCTCTGGGATATGGGCTCCAATCGTGGTTATATTAATATTGTTGCTGTGATGCAAAAGTTCTTCGACCAAGCAATCAGTGGCAACTGGAGTTATAACCCACTTCAGTATCCAGATAATGAAGTTCCAATTTCAGTGATGGCACAGGACCTTCTGACTACATACAAATACGGTTGGAAGACTTCTTATTATCAAAATACATATGACTTCAAGACTGATGAGGTTGACGAAACCGACAAAGAAAGTCTTGAGAATTTAATCGCTCAACTAGAAAACGCAGAGGAGGAAGAGTGTGAGTCTTGTAAGATTTAAGACAAACAGCGAGAGTAAAAAACCAGTGGTAGATTCCATGACGGTGTTCAACTCAGAAGTAGTTGACACCAAAAAACAACCTATGTTCTTTGGAAAACCTTTGGGTATTCAAAGATATGACTCTTACAAGTATCCAGTTTTTGATAAACTGACGACGCAACAACTTGGTTATTTCTGGAGACCTGAGGAGGTCTCCTTACAAAAGGATCGCAGTGACTATCAGACATTACGCCCTGAGCAAAAGCACATTTTTACCAGCAATCTTAAGTACCAGATCATGCTGGATTCTGTACAAGGGCGCGGTCCTGGGATGGCTTTTATCCCATACTGCTCACTACCTGAGTTAGAAGCATGTATGGAAGTCTGGGGGTTCATGGAAATGATCCACAGTCGCTCTTACACCCATATCATCAAGAATGTCTATGCAGACCCTTCAGATGTGTTTGATCACATCTTGACTGATGATCGTATCTTAGAACGTGCTGCCAGTGTTACTGAAGCATACAATGAGTTTATTAATGCCGCCCATCAATGGGATAATAGCAGTGACTGGAAGCACGCATTGGAAGATGTCCCTTACGCACTAGAATCAAGGTATGAACTCAAGCGCAAACTCTTCAGAGCAGTTGCAAACGTTAATATTCTTGAAGGTATTCGCTTCTACGTATCCTTTGCTTGCAGCTTTGCGTTTGGCGAACTCAAACTTATGGAAGGAAGTGCCAAAATCATTTCCTTGATTGCTCGCGATGAGAATCAGCATCTTGCCATCACTCAGAACATTCTGAACAAATGGAAGAATGGTGATGACCCTGAGATGCAACAGATCTTCAAAGAAGAAGAGCAGTGGTTGATTAGCACTTTTGAAAATTGTGTTAATCAAGAAAAACTTTGGGCAGAATATCTGTTCAAAGATGGATCTATGATTGGTCTTAATGACAAACTGTTACAGCAGTATGTTGAATGGGTTGCTAATCGTAGAATGAAAGCAATCGGACTGAAACCAATCTATGACGTACCTGCAAAGAACAATCCACTTCCTTGGACAGAGCATTGGATCTCTTCTAAGGGTCTTCAAGTTGCCCCACAGGAAACCGAAGTTGAATCCTACATCGTTGGAGGAATCAAGCAAGACGTTAAAAAAGACTCCTTTGCAGGTTTCTCCCTCTGAGGAATATGAAGCGTTTCGTGAGGAAGCAATAAGAGCATTTCAAGAAGCAGCGAAACGCGATAATTTCTTATTTGGCGACTACGATGGATATGAAGCTTTTAGAGAGGACTAAGGTCCTCTTTTTTTTATAAATATCCTTATAGGATAGTGTCGTCGTCAGATGAAGTCGTTTCATAGTTTTATAACTGAGAAGAAGAGAAATCGAAATCCCGGTAGACCTGGTGGACCAGGACCCTCTGAAGCTGAAAGAGCTGCGGCAAAGGGAAATACTTCTAAACCTAATGCCAATCCTCGTAGATTTAGTGGTCCTGGAGCTAGATTTAGAGGTCCTGGCAGCGGATTGAGTGTTGATGATATTCTTACAGCTGTTCGTCCGAAAGGTGCCGCTGCTGCAGTAGGACCAGAAGATGCTGGAGTTTATATTGGCAGTGACAAAGATGCAATCAAACAAGCTATAGATCAAGAGCGTGTTGGTAAACAAGCAACTCACCCAGTAGACGCAGAGACCACAAGACAGTCTGGTAGAGAAAAGACTGGTGGGAGAGTAAAAGGTGACCGTCCGGTAGGAGCACAAAAACCACGTAGTAGATTTGTTAAAGGACAAGGATATACTATTCCTACCAAAGGAAAACGAGCAACCAGAGTTCCTGGAGGAACTGGAACATCCTCTGGTAGTTTTTCAAAAGGAACATTAAAATTTTCTGGTGATGCTAAGTATAGGAGACTACTTAGAAGATTAACAACTGATGTTAAACCTCTTCCATCTGGAACTGGTGTAAGAAAAGAGTTTAAACCTGAGATTAAAACTGAACCCACCTCAAAACCTAGAGTAGTAAAATCTGCGGATACACTTCCGAAACCACCTAAACCCCCAAAACCCACTACATATAGAAACTTAGGTATTGGTCCAGAAACCGCTGGAAGAAGTCTTAACATCAAGGGAGTAAGAGCATCTAACCCTGTTAGAGCACCTCGTCCCCAAAGATACAGTAATTTGGGTCTTGGTCAGGAGAGGGCAGGACAAAGAGTTGTTAATAGACCTGTAGAAATTCGTGTTAAATCACAACCAAAAACACAACTACCAAAACCACCAACATCAACTTCCGTAGCAGACAAAGTAGTACAGCAAATGCAAGATGCTGCTAAAAAGAAATCTACAGCTCGTCTTAAAACTCTTGGTCGTATAGGAAAGGGTCTTGGTATGGTTGGTGCTGGTCTTGAGGCACAAGGCGAATACATGAGGCGTAAAGAAGACCTTGGACAGGATACAACGACCGCAGCAAAGGGTGCAGCAGCAAGAACTGGTGGTGGAGCTGCTGGCGCTTTTGCTGGTGGAAAACTTGGTGCGAAACTTGGTTCTGTTCTTGGACCAAAAGGTGCTTTAGTTGGTGGTGCTGCTGGCAGTATCTATGGATACATGGTTGGTGCCGATCAAGCAACACAAGCATTTGATAATGCACCAAAATTTAATTCAAAATCTTTTGCAAAAGGTTTAGTTGACTTTGCTTCTTTCCGGAAAAAAGCATCTGGTGCTAAATAGTAAGAAAGTGTCTCTATAAGATGGATCCGCTATCACCAAAACAATTAAGAGAACTGAATAGTGCTTACACTTCAGTTCATCCTGATAAAGATGAATTAAGTGAAGAAGTTGCTCTCCAAAATTTAGCAGAAAATCTTTTTAATCTGCTCAAAAAAGAAGATATCATTCCTCAAGATACTGAACTTACTGAGGGTTGGAAGTCAAAACTTTTGAAGTTGGGTGGAGCTATTGGCGTTGACCAGGCAATGTTTGATGGTGCTCTTACACGCTATGCGGGGTATCTTGGTAAAAATTTACGCAATATTACCACAGGATTGGGAGCAGACCTTCATAGAGAAATAGATAAAGCTGAAAGTGGGAAAACGTCTGGACCTACAGGTCCTACTGGACCTACTGGACCTACTGGCGGTCCTACAGGACCTACTGGTGGTCCTACAGGACCTACTGGTGGTCCTACAGGACCTACCGGTCCCACTGCACCCACTGGTCCTACAGGAACTAAAGACCCATACACTCCTGAGGTAGTGAATGATCCCGACCGCTACATCTACAACGGTCAGGAATATAGATTTGAAAACGGAAAACTTGTAAAGGTTAAGAAATGAGCAATAGAGTAGTAATTAGAAACGGAAAACCAGGATTTATCATTAATGGTAAGTTTGTTCCAATTCCTGACTCTGATAATGTAAACACCACTAGTCCGAGAGTACCTCGCGACGACATGAGTGGGTTAGAGGCAATCGGGAGTGTTATAAAAAATACTGTTACTGGTAAAGGTGCAGCAGGTATCAGACAAGATTCTACCAAACCTAATCCAAATTATGTTGGACCTGGTGGTGGTAGACCCAAGGTAACTCAGGATCCTGATGAATACTTTGGAACTGGAGACTATGGTTCTGGTGGTCCTAAAGAAAAACCAAAACAAAAGTTTCCCGATCTCCGTGGAGGTGATGACAAGGTTGACGGATATGGAAATCCAAAAGTAGATTATACAAAACCCCAAACCCAATCCCTACCGGTAGAACCTTATACACCACCAACCACTACCACTACTACCACCACTCCACCAAAGGATGAGAAGAAGTATAAGTTCTCTGATAAAGAGGGTTCATATAATATGACTAAGGCGGAAATCAACGCCAAGTATGATGAGTTAAGGAAAAATCCTGCAAGAGCAAAAGATTTTGGTCTTAATGCAAACGCAGCAATATTTCCTAATCAAAAGATTTTTGTTGATCCAAAAACTGGCAAGCGACCAAGTAAATTTAGCGGTTTTACAAATTCAACTACAACTAAAAATCCTACTAATGCAGCAACAGGTGGTGTAAATCCTAGAGCAGGAACTTATGCCGCAGAACTTAAAAGAACAACAGACGCATTATCTAGCAATTTTGGAGCACTACCAAAAGGCACAATTAAACCTGCAGCAGAAAGAATGAAAAAAGAAGCATACGATGTAGTTTTAGACTACCTCCTCTCTGAGGGGCACGTAGACACCGTAGAAGAGGCGCATTACGTCATGCTCCAGATGACCTCTGAGCACGTCCAGCAGGTCGTAGAGGAGAGAACTGCCGCTAATCCTAAGATGAAGGCAAGAATGGGACACTCTAACCCAGCAATCAACGGTAAACCAGTTTTATACCCTAAAGGACATCCAGAAGAAGGCAAACCTATGTCTTTCAATAAGGCAGAAACTGATGGTGTAAACATGTATAGAAGGGCAAGCAAAAAGGCTGGTAGAAAGATCTACGCCGACGAACCACTGCCTAAGAAATGAAGACATATAAGGAGTTCTCTGAACACCTTTACTCTGAAGGTTTCATGGATTGGTGGAACAAGGGCAAAAATGTCCGTGTTCCTAATGAGAATCAAGCGTCTTGGAAAGACTTGATGAAGGATGATGTGAAGCAACTCACACGCTCTGATAAGTCTTTCAAGGCAGGTGATAAGGGTATAAGAGGACTGAGACCTCTCAAGGCATTCACACCCAGAATGATTAGGACTGGACCCACTCCAGCAGTCCGTCAGGCGGTAGAGAGACCTTTGAGAAGTGCCAAAAAAGTTCTACAAGTAGGCGGTGCCATTGGTACAGCTTTACTAGGACTTGACAAATTCAAGTAACATCAATAGACTAGGTTTGTCACGGTTAAAGATAAATAATAGCTTAATATTATAAATATAGTATGAGCTATGAGAATCCCTGGTGTTTTAAGGGACAACCTTTTTTATCTGAGGATATTGACGATAACTTCGGTTTTGTCTATCTTATTACAAATACAAGATCGGGTAAAAGGTACATCGGTAGAAAGTACTTCTGGTCATTCAGAAAACCACCTGGTAAAAAAAGGAGAGTCAAACAGGAATCTGACTGGCAAAAGTATTACGGTTCTTGTCCAGAATTAAAAGAAGATCTCAAACTATACGGCAAAGAGATTTTCAATAGAGAAATTTTAAGTCTTCACGATACGAAGGGTAACTGTAACTACGAAGAGACAAAGCAGTTATTCTTAAATAATGTCTTAAGCGAGGCTCTTGACGATGGGTCTCCCGCATACTATAATTCCAACATTCTAGGGCGTTACATGCGTAAGGACTATGGTAACTTTGGAAGAGACGTGTCTAAAGACGACTGACTGGGCAATAGATCGTATACATACTCTCTGTGAATCCAATACCTTCACTAGTATTGATGATGCCTTTGCAATTCAAGGTGAATTTTATGAGTGGTTGGACCCAAATTCTCTAACTCATGACATAATCTCACTAGAATACATAGGAGACAAGCATGACTACTAGTCACGGACCTTCTAAAGAATTCAAAGATAGGATTCTAAAAGAATGTAAACGATTGACTTCAGAGGGCGAGCACATTGAAGCATCGCATCTTTTTAGAACTTACTTCCCTGATGAAAAAAAGTTGACTTATGATCATTGAATTATTACTAACATTAACTCCACTTGACTATCAGCATCTAGCAAAGGTGGTTCAGGTTGAAGCAGCACAGAACACTGCAGATGAATTCTGCGTTGCTGCATCAGTTCTTAACCGAGTAGCATCTGATAGATTTCCAAACACAGTTTCTGAAGTGGTCTATGCTCCAGGTCAGTACGAGGGCATATATACTAAGAAATCAATTGTCCCGAATCCAAAACTTGTAGAGAGGTTGAGATCTGTACAGGGTAGGAATAGTATACTATTATGGTCAAAGGTTCTCAATGGTAGAACCGACTACAAAGGACAATCTATGTTGAGATATCGGGTTGCTTCCGAAGATCCGATGTGTCATCCCAAAGGAAACTTTTATCACTATTATTGGCAGTAATGAAATTTAGAGAACTACTTCGCGGCGCACAAGCAACAGTTGAAAAAATTCTTACTCCCAAGAAAGAAGAAAAGATTGAGTGTGCTATTGATGACGAAGTAGTTGATTGTTCTGAAGTAGATTCAACTCCCTTTACAGGTATTCCTGCTCCTGCTTATCTTCCAGAGGATCCTTGGTTTGGACCAACTCCAACTTTTACTGAGAAGCAGAGGGATTACATGGCAGTTGAGATGGAGTGGAAAATTGAAGAAGAAAAAAAGCGTAAAGAGTCTGGTGCAGAATCAGACGACATTCATCAAAAGATGTATGAAATCGCAACACAAAATTGGAACACCGTGAGTGAAAGTCAAGGTGGTTCTGAAAACTTCCAGGAGGGACCTGGTGGTTGGCAATCTGGTAATGGATGGAATGCTTTTAAAAAATGACTGAAGACTGGAGATTTACTGACGAACGTATGCAGTTGAGAGCTGCTGTGTTTCGTGCTCTACAACATCACCTTGACGAGAACTGTAGAGCAGTATATGAGTTTTGCCATGATTGGGTAAGTCAAGGTAATCAAGATACGACTAATGTTGAACTTTATTTTCAGGAGTACTTACGTGATGTTCACCAAGAAAATGTGTGGAAACTTGAAAGTTGCCTTAACCTCAATCCTACTGAGCAGTTGCTTCCTCGCACCGAGTCTGAGAGCGGAGAGCAAGACGACTGATCCAATCACGGAGGAAGAATACTTTACTCCTCACGCTCAGGGATGCATGTTACTTAGGGAATGCACCGATCATGTCCAAGAACTCAAAACAGTCACAGACCTCAACAAGAATAGTTTCCTTGCTGACGTTGATTATAGTGTTGTTGCTGATGAGTTTGACTCTCTCGTCCGATCACTTAATAAGGTCGGAGCTAGGGTTTTTCTAGCAGACCAACGATACTTCCCTGTCG